AGCATACTAAAAAGCATTGAACACACCATTGACAGCATTGACAAGATGGCCAACACAGGCAGTGTGAGAGCAAGAGAAAGTCGCACAATAAGTGGAGTTGCAATGGAAGTTGAGTTCAATCTTCTTAGTGCCAGAGTAAGTGAAAAAGGCAACAACTTGGAGTTGGTTGAAGAACAGATTTGGAGATTGTTTGCAGAGTATCAAGGCGTGACTTATGACTGTGAGATTGAATATCCACAAAGTTACAACATCAGAGACGAACACAAGGACTTGGACTTCTTGATCAAAGCCAGCAACGCAGGCATCACTGACCCAGAATACATTGCACAAGTACAAGGTCAAATCGCTGACATTGTGATCAAAGATGAAGATGTTGCTGAATCAATCAAAAGCAACATAGAAAATCTCAGTGGGTTTGTACCACACTATATGACCAATGAGGCAACAGGTGATACAGTTTACACAACCACTCAAGCACAACATGAGTATCTACTAGGCGCAGGCTACACTGAGCAATGACACCAGCAGAACTTGAACAGAGCATAGCGGAAATGGAAGCGGCACTGCGAAGTGCAACCATTGACAATGTGGTGCTGCTGGAAAACACTGTTGCAGAAATAGTGTTGAGAGATCCAAGTGCCAGTGGTGAAGTGAGATTGGCCTATCAGCGTTTTTTAGAAAACAGCAACGCTGAACTTGGTGTGTTGAGAGAGTTGTCGCAAAACTTGAGCAGTTTGTTTCCAGAAGGTTATACACCACAAGATGATGCAGCCACACTACAGTTAACCACTGCCGCCAGTGAAACCATCAACAGTGCAGTTGCACCAAGTTTGGCTGCGGTATTGGCCCTGTTAGCTGCTGGAGTTGTTATGGGAACATCACCCAACATTTTGGCACAGGCTGCAAGAGGCAAGATATCAGGAGCATTGTTGAGCAGCACCATTCCAGCAGTTAATGCAGCACAAAGGCAACTGAGACGACTACAAGCCAGCAACACTGCTACCACCGCAGAGATTGCTGCTGGAGTAAACACCATCAAGCGATTGTTGAGTGGAGTGGATCTCAACGGCAATCTTAGAAGCACTGTGGGCAATGCCGTAAGTGAGGTAATATATGATTTTGCAGGTGCATTTGTACTTGCCAAAAGTCAAGTCACAGGTGTAGACAAGTTTGTGTATGCTGGTGGCGTGGTTAGAAACAGCAGAGATTTTTGTATAAATCACACTGGCAACACCTACACCAGTGCAGAAATACAAAGTATATGGAGTGGCAACTGGCAGGGCAAAAGGCCAGGAAACCCGTTCCAAGTTAGAGGTGGATACAACTGCCGCCACTATTGGATACCAGAAACAATATAACAGCAAAGCGTGAGGAGGCAACATGCCATACAAAAAGAAAAAGGGCAAAAAGAAGTAGTTTTGAACCATAAAAAAATACTTCAGCATAAATAACAATACAACATAAACTCTAAAAGGAGGCGAGGTACACAATGGACCGTACAGAATCATTGGCAACAGAACAGGTAACTGATACCGCAAACCAACCAGTTGAAAATCAGGCAGCGGAAAAATCTTATACGCAATCAGAAGTTGATAACATGATGGCTCGTATGAAAAGCTCAATACAAAACAAAGTGTTGAAGCCATACGAAGAGTTAGGTGATATTGACGAGTTGAGAAGTTTGAAAAGTCGTGCAGAACAGCAAAGAACTGAAGAACAACTCAAGCGTGGAGAGTTTGAAAAAACACTTCAAGAAAAGATGGCCGCCAAAGATCAAGAAATACAAAAACGAGATAGATTGATTGAGGAATACAAAGTGAAAACTCCACTGTTGAATGCAGCAGCAAAGTTCAAATCAGTCTCACCTGAGCAAGTACAAAGTTTGCTTGCACAACGGGTAAGATTGGGTGAAAACGGTGAAGCGGAAGTGATTGATGAAAATGGTGCAGTGCGCTATGACGATTCAGGAACACCGTTAAAAGTAGATGACTTTGTAAAGGAATGGTTGGATGCAAATCCACACTTTGTTCAGCCTGGCACATCAAGTGCTCCAGCAAGAAGCAGCAGTGCAGCACCATCACCACAAACATTTGATCTCTCAACTCTTGATTTAACAAAGGCGGAAAACAGAGCCGCATACAAGGATGCCCTAGCAAAGGGCATGATTTAAAGCCAATCAGAGGAGTTCAACATGGCGTTTAACACAGCATATGACCTAGAAAGTTTAATGGTCAACACAAAAGCCGCCACCGTTTACACAGCACACGAGCAATCGTTGTTTTTAACAGGTGGCATCGTACCTATGGTAAATCTACCAGCAGGTTCAATCACAGCACAGATTCCAGTAATGGGAAGTGTAACAGCAGAGAAACTAACAAGCGCAGCCCCAGCCGCACTTGGTGATTTCACAGCACTAACAGTAACAGACACAGCAGTTACTATTGAAGCAAACATCTATGCAGCACGTCACGTGATGCGTGATCTAGGTGGCATTGACCCAAATGAAACAGGTCGTGTACTTGGTAATGCAATCCAAGCCAAGTTTGATGCAGACGTAGTTGCAGCAATGGCTGGCTTCACAGCAAGTGCAGACACAGATAGTCTTGATGTAAATGACCTATTTGATGCCGCAGCACAAATCCGCAGCACAGGCGAATCAGGCGCACTTACAGGCCTGGTTTCACCCGCAGCCGCAGCAGAACTAATGAAAGTCATTGGTACTAACGCATATGGTGGTGGTGACTTCCAAAGTGAAGCAATGAGAAATGGCTTCTTAGGACAAATAGCAGGCATACGCATGTTCAGTTGCTCATATATCACTGGCACAACAAAAGGCTTCATCTTTGCACAAGATGCTGCTCGTATTGCAATGTTCAAAAATGTAGATTTAGAGATCTCACGCAGAGCAGAAGCAGTTGGTAATGATATTGTCGCTAACTTACACGCAGGTGTAGGCGTTGTAGACGCAACACGTGGCGTTAAACTAGTAGACGCAGCGTAAGGAGCAGGTTAGATGGCATTCATTGTTGAAAGTTCAAACGTAGTAAGTTTTGCTGAATATCAAGATGTACTTGATCAGGATTCAAGACTGTTTGAAGGCAATGAGAGCCTAACTGATGACATTGTAGAAGATGCTTTGATACGGTCAACGCAGCGTATTTTGACTCGTATTAAAAACACTGATTGGTGGCAGAACTTGTATGTGAAACACACTGCAGGTTCTGTCAACAGATTGGACATACCTAATCCTGATCCAAACAAGATACAAGGCAGACAAGATGACTTCACAGATTTATGTGTTTATTCAAGTTTGGCAGATCGTATTTTGCCCAGTATTGCAGACTTTGGCGACGAAGACAACGCTGAAAGACGCAAGATGGGATATTATGAAAACCGTGCAACTGAACTGTTCATGGAAATAATAAGGGCTGGTGACTGGTATGATTTTGACGACGATGGTACAATCCAAACAGATGAAAAGCGTGAAGGCAACATCAAGTTGCAGAGGATTAGATGAGAGATAACGTAATACAATATCTTAAAACTATCAGCTTGGGAAGTTTTGCGGTCAGTGATGAACTGCCACGAGATGAATCAGGCACTCCGTTGTTTGTAAAAAACCAAAAACGACTTTACACAACGGCACAGCAACAAGATCAGACTCCACTGCTGAGGACTCTGAATGGATCACACATCAACTTGAATACAAAATCAGTATCAGTGGTATTTTCTACAGATGCAAAACAGTTACCAGCAAACTACGACGAACTAGTATCATTAATCAGAGCCGCAGAAACTATTAAACCTGAACTAGGGTTCAACGACAGGAACAGTGAAGTTATAACTGAGACTGAAGATGATTTATTAATAACAACTGTGATTCTTACATATACAAAGATTAGATAAGGAAAAAGGAACATGGCATATATCTATCCATCACCAGGTGTCGCTGATGTACAACTAACACTAGGTGTTAGTGTTGCAACAAACTCAGCAACTTCACCTGAACTAACACTTCCTGGATTACAGGATGTGACTATCAACGCTGCCAATGACGTTTTTACTTGGACTCAACTCAACAACAGTTCTAAGTTACAAATCGCAACCACTGCAACAAACTCAGTGGCTATGAATATTGTACTTGATCAAACTGCTTGGTTTGGTGATTCAGGTGAAACATCAGGGGAAGCAGACTTTATAGGATTGTGGAATCTTTCAAAGAACAAAACACTCCTAGACTGTGAGATTTATTTGGGCGACACAGACGCAGGTGACCCTGGTAAAACAATCAGTGGTCAAGGTTATATTAC